TCACAGGTTGACCAAAATCCGCGCTGCCGGACCAGGGCCAAACCTGTCAGACACTTGCGCCACGTCGATCTCCACCGCACCCGGAAGGCCATCCTCAGCCTGCATTGCGGCGGTGTAGACCCAATCCGCGGTGCTCACTTCAACACTCCGCAGCACCGCGCTCCCCACAAGAACGTGCAACAGATACGCTTCTCGGTCCTCGCCCAACGGAATGTCCGGCAAGTCCCAACGATCGGCATCAAACCGACCCCGGCGTATCCACGACACGGACAGATCGCCCCCCATGGTCTCCACACTGAGATGCACAGGACTCAAAGGCCGCATCCCAACGCCCACAAAGGCATGAACCTCATGTCGATAAGACGCGTGATCATAGGCCTTGGCTGCGGGTCCAATTCGGTAGTTTCGAACCAACCCCCGCTGTGACCCTGCCAGTGCAACCTGCTGTGGCGTTCCGTCCAGCAGCACAAAATACGAACCAACGGGCAAACTGTCAGCCATCACCGCATCCGTCCCGAACTGACCCCGCAACACCCCGGACAACCGCCACACACCGGTGTCAATCAGGTCCGCAGTCTGGAATTGGATCACCTCCCATTCCCCCGGCTCTCCGGTACCAATGGCCGCAAGGTTTGCTCCCGCTAACAACCCCGCTTCACTCACAGACGACACACCGCCGGTTGTCAGAGCAACCTCGATCTGCGTCGCGTGATCTATAACTCCCGATGGCGCGCGCGTCAGGGATGACAGCGTAACCCCAACTGTTGACGCCACACTGACCATTCCATTCAACGCATAGCCCGCATCCTCGACCGCATCATAGACCGCCACATCACCCGGCCACGGATCCGCCGTCACCGCCAGATGCGGCGCATGAGGCACCTCATCGCCGCTCATCAGTGGCAGGTCGAGGAACAGCGGTAAGACCGGCCCCGACGCCACAAAGCGACGAGAAGGTGTGGGATCGTCCGGGAAATCAGCCGGATGATACACGTCCGGCTCTACCCGCACGGCATCAATCAATTGATGGGTCGTCTGATCCACCCGGTCGATACGAACAGCCATGTCGCCCGCCTCGCCCGGCAATCGCACCACATCACCCGCGCCCAGCGCCTGTTGCGACAAGGGAAGCGCAAATCGCACCGCGTCCCGTGACACCCGCGCCTCGCTTAACCAACGTTCAACGGCCTGCCGTCCCTCGGGCCGTGTCAACAGCAGGGGCACTTCGCTTTCGGCCACCGCATGCGTGACCTCGTCAGGCAACACGGATTCCTCTGAGATGTTCCGATAATCACCATCCGCTTCGACAAAGTTCAAGCGCACCCGGCCCGACATGTCTGCCTCGGAACTACGCGACTGCGTCACCTCGCTGCCAAGCTCGTCATGCAAGGCTAGTTGCTCCATATCGATCGTAACAGCCCGTGCGCCATCTCGATTTCGGAACACGACCACCCCATCCCTCTCTATGGCATCGAACCCGAAAGCCAGCATCAGCGGCTGCAGCACCCGCCGCGCATCCGTCACATCCGGCGCAAGATAGCCACGCACAAATCCGTAAAGCGCACTCGTGTCATAGTCCTGCAAACCCGAGCGTTCACAGATTTCGCCCACGACAGATGCCAATGTGCGCCCTGACACACGTCCGTTGATCCAATGCCCCCGCCGGTAATTCGGCCCGTCCGACCACATCTCGTCTACATTCGGAAACCAAGGATAGGGCCGCGCGTCCCACGCCCAGATAAACACGCGCCCCATGTCGATCATCGGTTCCCCGTAAAGACCGGACACAGGGTTGTTCACCGGATCGCCCCAATAACTCAGCATCGCCCGCAAATACTGATGCTGGATCAGCTCGTCCCGCAACCCATTGGAATAGGACGGCAAAGTGCTCTCTGAACTTTTCGGATCCAGAAACTTGTTCGGCTCATTCGTCGCCTTGTTGACCGCAGCACAGCCGATTTCCGTGAACCAGATCGGCTTGCTCTCGGGCACCCACGCCGTCTGCGCCGACTGCCGCACGCCACTGACCCGGTTGTGGTGCGGCTGAGACCACCAGTTGCGAATGTCCTTGTAGCGCCAGACCCAAGGCTCGCCGTACGCGCCATCTGTGATCGGCTCGCGCAGTTGCAGGTCGCGTGCCTCTTGCGACGGGTAATACCAATCATACCCCTCGCCCCCCGCAACATTCGCCTGCAGATATTCTAGGTTGTAAATCGCACCCCATGCAGCATCCGCATGGTTCTCGCCATCCCGCCAATCGGACAGACGCATGTAATTGTCGATCCCGATGAAATCGACATTCGGATCGGCCCATAGGGGATCAAGGTGAAAATACACATCCCCACTGCCATCCTGCGGATGATAGCCGAAGTATTCTGACCAATCCGCCGCATAGCCAATCTTCACATCCGGCCCAAGGATGGCGCGGCACTCGGCCGCCAACACCCGCAGCGCGTCAACCGCAGGAAAGCCTGCAGCGCCTCGCAACTGCGTCAGGCTTCGCATCTCGGAGCCGATGCAAAACGCAGTCACACCGCCGGCAACAGCGCACAGATACGCCTGATGCAAGATAAAGCGGCGATAGCCCCAATCCTGCGGCACTTCCTCAGCCCCAAGAACACCGCCTTCGGCGTCGCTCACAAGGCTCAATCCGCCCGGAGCATAATGGACCTCATCCTCGACAACGACAAAGTCATCCACCTGCGCAGCACCAAAAAACGCCGCCACCTCGGCATCAATGGCATTCGTCCCGGTCAGATCTCCAACCTGCCCCGGTGCGACGCTTGCCGTGATCCGCCCACGCCAAGGCAATTTGGGCTGCTCGACATCTCCAACCCACGGGTTCTGCAGCCCATTGCCCGGCATCTGTTCCATCAAGATGAACGGGTAGTACAGAACCTCCAGCCCCTTCGCAGTCATATCGCGGATCGACTGCACAACAGAGGCATCGCACGGCGTACCGCCATAAACCGGACGTCCCTCGTCTACCGGCACCAGCCCGGCATCGGCGCGCACAAGCCCGCTGACCACCCACGGCATCTCGGCACTGTCGGCCTCAATCTGCTCGACTTTGGGCTGGATCACACACTCCCCACAGCGCAGATCGCTGCCGAACCAACTCACCACCAGCGACACCGACCCGCAATCCGGCACCTCTTCCTGCAAGTGCTTCAACGAAGTTACAAAATCCGCCCGGTCGGACGGGCTGTTCACATTGACGGTGTCAGACTTGCCCGCGCCGCCATCCAGCGAAACGGCGTCTGTCGCCAGCGAATACTCACCCGTTCCAGGGATCATCGCCACCGCACGAATGTTGAACGGCACATCGTCGGGATCGTCCTGCACGGGTCGCGTGACCTCGAAGGAAAACTGCGGCACCCGATTGCCGAAGCGGCTAAGGTCGAGATCCTCAAACACAACATATGCCGTGCCCCGATAGGCCGGCACCGCGCCCACCCCTTCCACTGCTTCCATCTTGGGATCAGGCAGCTGGTCGCGCGATCCCGGATAGACCACCATGTTCACATCATGCACCGAGATTTCGGCCCCATCCGCCCAAATCCGGTTCACACTGGTGATCTCGCCTTCGCACAAGGCCACGGCAAGGCTCACCGAATAGCTGTATTCCTTGATCGTCGGCTGCGGCGACAGCCCCTTCCCGCCACCGGATTTGGAAACATGTTCCTTGAACTGGGTCGCCCAGATGATGTGCCCACCCACGCGCATCCGTCCAAAAATCTGCGGAATTGGCTGACCCTCACCCGCCGTACTCAGACGCAACCGGTCCAGTCGTCCAGTCTCGATTGACTGCGCCCCGCCTCCCAGCACCCGCTGGTCAATCGCACGGCCCAAAGAGGCCCCGGCAAACCGACCGACCGCCGACATGGATAGCCCAAGCACCGACCCGCCAAGACTGCTGCCCAGCGCGGCACCCGCTGCCGAAAGAACCAGTGTTGCCATCGCTTTATCCTTCCTGAATGTCGGGGAATGCAAACCGCGCCACGACGCGCCGCTGCCATGGCGCGCTCAGCGCCGTTTCCACCACCCCATGCCCCGAAAAAGCGTGGATGAATCGTGCCTCTGCCCCGATCCGTGTCTGAATGCCTAGATGCTTCGCCACGCCCCGATCTCGCATTCGAAACAGGATCACGTCACCGGACGCCTCATCCATGACAGGCTTGCCGTGCAACCGCCCGCCAAGTGCGCGCCACAAAACCTCATCGCCCTGCGGCTCGGACCAATCTGGGGTATAGGCCGGCACCACACCCGGCTCGCCTCCGTAAAGCGCGCGCCACACGCCCCGCAAAAGCCCAAGGCAATCCGCACCCGCGCCGCACAGGCTTGCTTGATGCACATAAGGCGTTCCGATCCAGCGCCGCGCCTCGGCCACGATGGCATCCCCGTTCATCGCAGGCTCCCGCCGCCGCGCGACTGCGTTGCTGTTGGATGGATTAAAACCCATTCCTCCTGGGGGATATCTGGAAAGCCCTGGAAATTGACCACGTTGTCGAACTTGGCCCGACAGGTCTCAAACCGCTTGTCACAGCCAACGATCAATCTTACCCGATCGCCCTCCGCCACCGACGCCCGCAAAGGTTCCCACAGTTCGACCTCGCGCGCACCGTCCTCATAAAGCACATCACGTTTGATCACGGCCCATAACCCCTCGGCCGCGCCATCCAGCACAGTCAACCGGCCACGCTGAAACCATTGCGCCTCAAAGCCACTGCCCCCTGACAGGATCATTCCACCCTTGGCTGTCACTCCCGTGACGACCGCCTCAGTCCACATCCCGGCCGCCTCAGTATCCACGCCACAAGCGGCATCCCCCAGCACAGCCAGACACGGCGCTTGGTAAACCCGCCCCACAGGCCGGTTAAGCCTCTCCGTCAGCCCGCGAAGTTCTGCCGTAAATGCGCCACCGCTCCGCGTGATATCGCCCAACGACCCGCGAAACAGCACCTTGCGCGCCGCAACATCGGCCCAATTAACCAGCCACGCCGTCACCTCGGCCCCGTCGAACCGCCCCGCCGCGATGTCCACCTCGGTCACACTGGCGTCGGAAAGCGCACCAACCGCCTCGGTGTTGTCCACCGACAATCCCGTGCCCTGCTGCACCGCTGCCGCGCTCATGCCGGTGTCCGCACGAAAGGCCAATCCGTCGAAGCTCAAGTCAAGATCGTGATCCGTAAACCCGAACCGCCGCCCATCTTTGCGCCGCACCTCCCAAGCCCGCGCCACCGTGGTGACACCCGTCCCCAGATGCGCGCCAAGCGCCTCCACGCCACTCATACGCGCAACTCCACCACCGGCACATCTGGCACCTCGCCAGCTTGGAATGTTGCCGCACTGGTCTGGATGCGATCCGTATCGAACCGCACCGGAACGTCGAACTCGAACCCGGCGGTCACCGAGACGCCCATCGACGGTGTCGCAGATAACGACACCACCCCAGTTGCCACATCGACTGAGAAATCCGATCCCTCGTCCAAAGTCACACCGTCCAACGCCACGAGAACCGACCCGGCAACAGGCTTTGCCACCGGACGCGCATAGACGGCATCCCCCGACACATACGCCTTAGCCAAAGCAAACTCCGTCACCAAACCATCTCCGGTCCCGATCACCTGATCCGTGGCCAACACCTGCGCCGACGGCTTGCACGATTTGAAATCCGCCCAATCCTTCCAGCGAAACCCGAACATCTGTCCGCGCCGCGCCTCAAAAAAGGCGACCAGCGTGTCGATATCATCCATCGACCGCAGCCCGATGCCCGCATCATACCGCCTGCGTGAATGTGCCCAGGGCGTGTTCCGCTCCTCGAACCCACTCGCCAGCGTCACCACATCCGTCCGCCGCTCTGGCCCACCGATCGAGCCAAAACTCAGCGCCGTCGGAAACCTCACTTCATGAAACTGCATCGCAAGCCCTCCTCACAGGTTCCGCTGACCCGACCCCAACACCCGGCCCATTTGCGCCGCGATCTGGCTTTGCGACCGCCGGAACCCCTGCACATCCGGGGTCGAAATATTCATCACCACGTTGACAGAACGCCCACCGCCGCCAGCACGGACCCCAAGCTTGCCATCGGCCCCCCGCGCCAGCGGCATGATCGCCTCTGGCCCCGCTTCGCCCATCAACCCGACACCGCCTCGCATCGGAAACGTCGTCGGCCCACTGACAACACCGCCATCGGCAAAGGGCACCACCCGCCCCTGCGAAAACGACGCCCCATTGGCAAAGGGCAGCAGATTGCTGATCCCCTGCGTCACCATCCCGCTCAGATGTTCCTTCACCGGTTTCACCGCCGCGCGATACGTCGCCCCAATCATCGACTGCGCAATCGTTCCCAGCGCGTCCGACAATTTCATCCCGTCAAACACGACCCCATCAATCGCCCGGCTCAACCCGCTGTTCAGCGCACCCTCAAGCTTTGCCGCCCCTTTGCCAGTCTCCGATAAAGACTCGCGCACCTTTGCCATCTCGGCCTGAAATCCGCCCGCCATGCTAGACGCACCCGCAAGCGCCTCTTCCAACGCGTTCACCTGCGCCTCGAAACCGTCAATGCTGTCCAACTCAATCATCCCGATCTCCCCGATTGTCTGGGTAAGCCGCCATCAAGGCGTCCAACCCGCACCGCCCCAAAGGCGCATCACCACCACCCAACAGCAGATGAAGTTCAGCCGGCGTCAGCGCCCAGAACTCTGCCGGGCGCAGCCCCAACCCGCGCACCCCCGCACGCAAGAGCGACGGCCAGTCAAACTGGCTCATGCCTCAGCCACCGGAGTAAACGCCCGCGCCAACAACTCCGCCGCCACCCGCGCCGCCGCCAACGGGCCGCCCTGGATCTCCGCCGTCAGCAAATCGGCCGCAGTCCCGCTCCAGCCGCCACCGCGCAATCCGGCCACGATCAGCGACAGCACATCCCGGCTCGAGCAACCGCCGCCTTCAAACCGCGCCACCAGATCAACCAGCGTGTCCGCCTTCAGACCCGCTTCCAGTTCCGCCAGCGTGCCCAACGTAAGCCGCAGCACATGCGGCACTCCGTCGATCACCAGCGTCACCTCTCCACGCCAGGGGTTCGCCATCGTCACGCCGCCGCCGTGAACGCCACAAAACCGGCCGAGGCCAGCGAAAGCTCATATGTCGCCTCGCCGTTATGCGACCCGGCATATTCCAACCCAGTCACCTGAAACGGCGCCTGCACAACGCCGAAATCGGGGATAATCACTTGAAACGCAGGTGTCTGGCTGTCGAAAAAGATTTGCCGCGCGCGTTCATCCGTACTGGCATCCTTGAACACCCCCGCACCCGAGATCGCGACACTTCGCACCCCAGCGCCCGCCAGCAACTCGCGCCACCCGCCATCACTCTCAAGCGACGTCACATCCACCGCCTCCGCGTTAAAACTGATCCGCGTCGCCCGAAGGCCCGCCAAAGTCTCAAACGTGCCGCTGCCATCCACATCGACCTTGATCAAAAGGTCTTTCCCGTTCTGAGCACCCATCGCCCACACTCCCTGTCTGGAAACTGTCTCTGAAATCCGAAACGCCCTCAGGCGTCATCCTCGACCCGCGCCCGGAAGGTCAGATTGATCCTGCGCCGTCCCGCCTTCTCGCGCTGCGCCACCGCCCGCTTGAAGTTCAGCGCCACCAACCGGCCCCGTTCCAACGCCAACCCGATGTCAATCAGCGCATCACACACCGCCGCCGACACCTCTTTGGCCGTCTGGAACCCAGCATCGTCCGAGATCACAGACACCACGAATTCATGCCACGCCCCGCGCCCGGTCTTGTCGCTGGCATCAACCGCCCTCTCTGGACCCAACGCCACATACAGGTCCGGCAACCGTCCCTTCGGCACCGCATCATACACCCGGTCACCGACCAAGACCGAAAGCCCCGGATCGTTCTGCAAGCACTGGTACACAGCCCCCTGCAACGCCGCCGCCACCGCATAGCTCATGTCGCAACCTCCTCGTCACAGAGACAGATCAGGAACCGCCCGCCGGGATCGGCCTCGGTCACCGAATTGATCCGAAACACCCGCGCACCATCCAGAAACCGCTGCTCGGGCAAAGGCCGCGCAGAATGTCCCTGCGGAACACCCCGCACCAGAACCCGAAATCCGGTCACCGAAACCTGCCCGGCCTCGCCAACACCTTCGCGCCCGGACCGTGGCTTTACCTCACCCCACAGCACCCCCAGCGCGATCCAGCTTTCATGCATCCCGCCAGCACCGTCAGGCACCGCCTCCAGCCGCTCCAACACCAGCTTCGATGTCAGCCTCGGCCCGCTCATGCGCCAAACCCCAGCCGCACCGGACGATATCGCGCAATCAGGCTGGTCACGCCGAACGGCATGCAGCCCTGTCCCAGTGAAGTCTCGTCCCGATATTCGTAATAATGTGCCGCCAGCAACATCACCGCCTGCGCCAGATCGGCAGGCAGATCGCCAAACGCCTCAGCCATCCCTGCCTGAAACCGCAACTCCGCGCTCCCATGCTCTGGGATAGCGGGCAGACACTGCCCCATCGGCACCACCTTCGGTGCATCGCCATCCGCCACGAGCGCATAACGCGCCGCATCCACCACAGTCCCAGCGCCAAACGCATCGACCAAAGCGATCTGCGTCACTGCTCGCACAGGGGCAATCAGCAAAACTTGGCCTGTCACATCCCGCCAACGATGAAGGCTGCACAGAAAATCGCGCACCAAAAGCGCTTTGCCCGTTCGTGCCTCGACCGCCGCCATCGCCGCCCGCAGAAACCCGCCCAACAGCTCGTCCTGAAGCCCGTCCTCAACGAAACCGCTGCCCATCCGCAGATGGTCACGCAACCGCGCCACCGGCAAAGCGGCATCCGGTATCTGGCTCTCTTCAATCAAATACATCTCGTGTTCTCCGCAAACCTGTCCCTCGTTCAGAGGCCGGTAAGTTGTCGGACGCGCGCCGCCGCCGCTGCTCGGACGGAGGGAGCGGCTAGACAACGCCGGCACACCGGCGCGCGCCCCATGAGGAGAACAGCCCGCACCGCCCTCCCCATGTCCGCATCACCGATTAGGCAGTGGCGAAGCGCAGCAGCTTGATCGCAGCGAAATCGCTCACATCACCGCCCACACGCTTGGTCGCGTAGAATAGAACATGCGGCTTGGCGCTGAACGGATCACGCAGCACCCGCAGATCGGGACGTTCGGCAATTGTGTAACCCGCGCGGAAGTCACCGAACGCAATCGCATCCGCGTTCGACGCAATGTCCGGCATGTCCTCGGCAATCAGCACCGGATAGCCCAGCAGACGCGCAGGCTCTCCACTGGTGAACCCGTCCGACCACAGATGGCGGCCATCCGCATCCTTCAGCTTGCGCAACGTGCCCGCCGTCTTGGAGTTCATCACGAAGGTCGCATTGGCGCGGTATTCCGCTCCCAGCGCATAGACCAGCTCGATCAGCGCATCACCATTTCCGATGGATGCATCCACTCCGGTCGGCACATAGCCAAGGTTACCCCAGACCCACACGTCATTGTCCACCGCCCCGTGGTTCAGAATCCCACGCGGCTTATCGCTGCCATCACCCGTAATGAATGCGCCGGCTTCCGCGCGGCTGAACGTGTCGGCAATCTTGCCCCCAAGCCAAGTTTCGATGTCGAACGCCGTGTCGTCCAGCAAACGTTGGCTGGCCTTGGGCATCGCACTCAGCTCATAAAGTTTGATCGAAATACGGTCGATGGTGGGCGTCCCGGTCTCCGACCGTGCGCTGATCTCATCCGCCCAACCCGCACCCGTATCACCACGGTCGATCAGCACGTCATAACTTGACGCCTCCACATTCACGACCGACGCCACAGCTCGCAGCGAAGCGCTGCCCTGCAAGACGCCTTGAATGGTCTCCGACGTCACCGGGTCGATCAGAAACCCACCATCGCCGTTCACATTGGTGGACATGGATTTCACGTCCATTTCCAACCCGCGCAGCGCGTCATCATCGCCAGTCCGCAAATAGGCGTCGAACGCCTGATAATGCAGGTCATCACTGCGCACGCCGCCCGCGAGCACCGGACGCGCCGTAAAAGCTGTCTTCTTGTCGATCTTGGTCATTCGTTCTTCCTGTTCCTGTAGCTTTTTGTCGAAGTCGTCGCGCTGTCGGCGCATATCGCCCACAAGCCCCGCCAACGCGGCACCCACTTGGGTGAACGGAGACAGATCTTCCCCGCTCCGCGACGTTGTCCCGGTCTCACTCATCCCGATTTTCCCATCTCTGAAGGGTGGCCCTAGCCGTCCACCAAGTCCCGGCGCGCCTCTTCGATCAGGCGTGCCATCTCCCGCAGATCCGCCTCCACAGGGGTTTCCCCCTTGGCGGCCACCCGCGCACTGGGCAGCATCGGGAAGGTCACCAGCGACACCTCCCACAGCTCCAGTTCCGTCAGAACCCTGCGGCCCTGCTTGTCCTTCGTCGCCGCTTTGGTGCGATAGCCGATCGACAACCCGTCAATCGCCCCCGCCGCCACCAGCGCCGCCGCTTCCCGACCGCGTGCGACGGTCTCCAGCAATCGGCCCTTCACATAAAGTCCCGTGCCGTCTTCGCGCACCTCATCCCAAATGCCGATGGGCTGTGCCGGATCGTGCTGCCACAGCATTTTGACCGCGCAACCGCTCTTGGCCAAACGCTTCAAAGACGCTCCATAAGCCCCTGTTGAAACGATATCATTTCCTTGATCACACTGCTCAAAGCGTGACGCATAACCTTCGATCACAGTGCCATCCGTAACCGTCACATCTGCATCAAATCGACAAAACTTCCGTTCCAAATCCATCCCAAACTCCTTCATGGCGCCACCTGAACAAACTTCAGAAACACATCCGCCAGCACCGCCGCCGCAACGCCATAGACCGCCAGCCACACCCGCCGCTCCAACCGCTCGATCAACCCTTCGATCCGGTCTAGCCGTCCAGAAATACCCTCGAACCGCAATTGCGTGACTCGCTCATGGCCTTCCAGCTTCAATGCAGGCGCACAGTCAAACGGCTCATACCCTGGTCGAGGCTCACTCATCGGCAAGCACCGGCAACCCAAGCAACGCGCGCTTTTCCGCCGCCGTCAGGAACTCCGCCCGCGCCACCCGCGCCCATTGCGCATCGCGCTCTGCCGCCAGCGCGGGCACCTGATCCAGATCGGGCTTCAGCACCAAGTCCTGCCCTGCATGCTGCGACAGCCAGGCCGACAATGCCGCCGTCACCCGCGACACCAATGGCAAGACCGTCAGGCGATAAAACGCCCGATGCGCCTCGGCATAATTGGCAAACGTCGCCTCTCCGGGAATCCCCAACAACATCGGAGGCACCCCGAACGCCACAGCAATCTCCCGAGCTGCCGCTTCCTTGGTCTTTTGAAACTCCATGTCCGATGGCGAAAAGCCCATCGGCTTCCAGTCCAACCCGCCTTCCAAAAGCATCGGCCGCCCCGCATTGCGTGCGCCCATGTGATGGCTCTCGATCTCTTCGACCAAGCGATCGTACTGATCTGTTCCCATCCCCGACACACCATCCGTGCCGTGATAGACAATCGCTCCTGAAGGCCGTGCTGCATTGTCCAACAATCCCTTGGACCAGCGCGACGCCGCATTGTGCACATCCAACGCCTGTGCCGCCGCCACCATAGGGCTGAGCCCGTAATGGTCGTCCTGCGGATGAAACGCCTTCACATGACAGATCGGCGCGGCACCGTCCCCCATGTCGAACCGATGCGCCTTGCCACCAACACCGTATTCATAGGCAACAGGCCAACCATCTGGCCCCGGCACCAATTTCATCCGGTCCGACCGCAAGACATGCAACTCACCAGGCACACCACTTGCGCCAACAGCTTCGAAATACCCGTCGCCAGACAACAACAACTGCCCATAGAACGCTTCGAACAACTCTGCCTGCCCCTGCGCCGGGTTCGGCCTGCGCAATACATCCAAAAGCGGATGCACCTCGTAGCGCTGCGCCTGATCCTGAAGCACCAACGGCACCGCAGCGCCCGCCTCTGCGATCAGCTTAACCGCCCTAAACCCGACCGGATTCCCCGTAAACCCGGTTCGCGTCAGCGATGCCGTGTCCCGCGCCGACCATGCCACGCGGCCCATGTTCTGCCATGCCACAACCGGCCCTGTGGCACTGGCCTTGCCCTCAATCCCGGCCTCTTGCTTGCGGCCATGCCGAAAGATGTCCCACACCATGCTGCTGCGCTCCTCGCAAATCCCGTTTCGTTTCCGGCACGGTCGGAAAGGTCTCTCGAACCCCTCCGACCGGCCATGTGCCAAAGACCCACGCCCACAGGTCTCTGGCGTCCCCAGATACGGCTCCCCCGTCCGCAGCCCGCCGCATCGCAGGGCCCCGCTCCCAAATCACCGTTCCGTCAAATGCTGTGGCGCGTCCCGTCCTGCGCCGTCTTGATGAAACCAACCTACCCAGCAAAGGTTAACGGCTGGAAACCATAGCGTACGCTCAGCGGCGCAACGTCCGAACCCGCGGCACACGCCATTCCGCCGCCCGCGCGATCACAAGATCAGTTAAAGCCCAAACCAGCGCATCCAGCCGATCCGGAGACCCCGTCCCCTGGTAGCCAAGCCGCGTCATCTGGCACATCTCATCCTCCAGCGCGTCAAACGCCCCATAATGCGCCACACGTCCCTGCTCGTATAAAGCCGCCACAGGCTCGGCACGCGCCGCCTTGGACCGCGACGCGTGGACCCGCACAACAGGCACCATCGGATCGACCTGCCGCAACACGGCTTCCACCATGTCACCTCCCTGATTGACCTCGGCCACCAACGCATGTGCGCCCCAGCGCTCCATCGCCGTGATCGCCCGCCGTGCCCAGATCAAGGGCGACACCCCCTGAACCGTGCAATCTTCCAGCACCACCGCACGCCAGTCCTGCGGCGGCCCATCTGTGTTCACCCCCGCCACCACGATCCCACAGGCATCCGACCCCTTACCGCTCGACGCTGTTGGATCGACCGCGACAACGATCCGGTCAAACCCGGGCACCTCCGTGCACCGCGTATTCTCCAACGCCTCCATCGTCCACAAAGCCCCCTCAGCCTGATCAAGCAAATCTCCATCCAACTCCTGCCGCCCCAATCGGGTGCCCGCATAGCGCGCCCGCACTTCGTCAAGGAACGACGACGCCAGATAAGCCCGGTTCGCCTCGGTCGGTGCGCGCGTCGCAACAGTGGATGGCGCATCCAGCAAAGACTTCAAAACGCCCACATTTCTTGGCGTGGTTGTCACGCACACCCGTGGATGCGCCCCCAGCCGCAGCGTGAACTGCAACATGTCCCACGCCTCCTGCCCGCGCTTCCACTTGGCCAATTCATCCACCCACGCGCCATCGAACTGAGGCCCGCGCAAACTCTCGGGATCATGCGCTGAACAGGCAACCGCCTCGGCCCCGTTGGGCCATCGCAATATCCGCCGTGTCGCAAGCCACTCGGGTCGTCGATCAGGCGGCGAACAGGCCATGATCCCGCTGTCGCCAAAGATCATCACCTCGCGCACCTGATCCAAGGTCTCACCCACAAGCGCCACGCGCCGGGCAGCCCCCTTGTCCAAGGGCCGCGATCCTTCGATCATGGACCGCACCCATTCGGCACCGGCGCGGGTTTTCCCCGCGCCGCGCCCACCAAGGATCACCCACGACCGCCAGTTTCCCTCTGGGGGTAACTGGTGCGGATGCGCCCAGAACTCAAACAGGTAGGGCAACGCCAAAAGCGCCCCGTCCACCTCTTCAAGACTGTTCAGGAACGCGTCCCTCTCGGCAACACTGGCGGAGGCGATCAAGTCGGCACCCGACCGCAACCCGCGCCGCATCGAGGTCAAGCCCGTAAGCCCCGTCAATTGCGGCATGTTCTCGGCGATGTCTTTCAATCTGAACCTCCGTTTCCTTGGCGTGTTTCAGCCAGGCCCGCAATTCGGACAGCGCTTTGGCTGCCTCGGTTGCAGTCCCCGTTTCTCCGGCCTCCACCTTGCTGCGCAGCACCGCCACCATCTCTCGGATAGTCCGCAACTCCTGCGCAATGGCATCGCGCTCGGTCTCAAGCGCGGTGCCCATCTCTTCTGCAGTGATCAAAACCAT